AGCTTCCCAAATAACTTGTTTAAGTTCTGTTTCGCCTATTTCTGTGCCGCCGCCCTTGAGTGCTGTTTTTAGTATCAGGATAATTTCCACCAGCGGCAAATCGCCCGTCTGTAAATCCTGTGTCACTTTTATAAGTGATCTGCCCAACTCTCGCTCCAATACGATAAGTGAGTTTAGGCTGAGTTTAGTCTTGTATTTTGAGCCGTTTAGCTCGATATCCAATTCACCACGAATTGCATTTGCCATCTGGCACTCCTATTTTTTTGACTTCTCCAACACTAAATCAAATGTCTCGCCGCGCTCACCAACATCTAAAATACTGGCAATCGTGTAAGCGTCTTTATTTATAGTCACTGATGAACCGACCTTTGCAGACGTTTTGCCCGTGACGTTCAATACGGATTGCGTACTGTTAAACATTCCCGCAGTCTCTGTCTTGTCAATGGTTACGGCTACTGTTTCCCAAGCCATTGTTTTATACCGTTGCAAACGTAATTGCGCCAGTGGACTCAAACGTGAAGCTATAGGTAACTTCGCCATTAAACTCCCCAGCGTATTCGAGTGACTGCAACATGAATGAGCCTGTAAATGTACCGAAATCGGGCACAAGAAACTGATAATTGGTAAACGCAGAAACATCAAATTTGCCCTTGAGGGTTGCCTCTGACGCGCTGTCCGTAAACACGCCGCTTCCTGAAACAGTCATGCTATTGACGCCGCCCTGAGCAAGCAACGTACGAGCACGCCCGCTATCTTTATTTGTAACGTCTACAGCTTCATCATTCATTGCTAACGAAGTGCTACGCATCCCACCAATCGTTGTGAACGCTTCGGGGCTTCCGCCGTTTCCAATTTTCATAAGTAGGGCTGAACCTTTTTGAGCCGCCATCACTATCTCCTAATCAAAAACCACCGCCCGAAATCGCATGATTCCATGCCGTGTGATACCATCTTGCTCTAACAGGGTGTTCTCAAACTCATGTCTGATATTCACCAAATTAGCACCACTTACAGTTATAGCAGTATTGTGTAACTGAGTATATATTTGCGCCATAATTTTTTTGATGTCTTGAAGGCCGCGATACTGTGACCACACATGAATAGTCAGTGTATGCTCATGCGCGTCTACATCCTTCGTGCCAGCTTCGGTGGCAGTCTCCTCACCGATGACCACATAAGGATAGTTTGTCTGCTCTGGCACATCATCAAACACACCAGAAATAGCAGAGCCATCATAGTCAACTAGGCTTGCACCATTTAACTTGCTGAAGATTGCCTGTTGTAAAGGCCAGCTATGCAGACTCATCTTGCCTTCAACTCCCTAAACTTTTTGCGTATAAACGCTCTAGCCCGTTCCGCCGATGGTTGCATAAACGGCCTCGCGGCCATTTTGCTCGTGCCAAATTCCAGTGCGGCAGAATAATTCATCTTGCTTTCCACTTCACCAGATAAGCCATTGGGCGCAACTTTGACAAAAATGTTATTGGCTAAAAAACCACTATCCTGCGCAGGATATTCACCTGCGGCTGACGCCTGATGCTGTTTGCCCCCACGGGTATAAAAACGCCCACTTTTAACTCCACGCAAAATCTCGGTCACCGCAATTTCTTTTATTTTTTCACAACCTGAAGAAACGGCCTCTCTAGCCTGTTGCTCATACTGCTTTGTAATCGCTCTATGCCTCGGCTGGGTTTTGATTTTTGTTGTAACCCTCATGTCGCTATGCCTTCTTCACATAACAAATCAAGAAACCTGTTTCGAGTATCTCTATTGATAACGCGCACTATCTTAAAAATACGGCTATAGCTTGTGCCATCATCAGCAAAATCGTATTTTATTCTATTCTTGAATGAAACATCCCTGCGGAATCTTATCGTGATTTGGTGCGTAATACGTTCTTCTAGCTGATCTCCAAAGAATCTCTCGCGTCCCCCGACAGGCTCAATGCTTGCGGCTACTGTAGCTACATCGTTAAAGGTTACATCTGATGACCCGCCGCCATCCGCAGAGCGCGATTGCGACTGTATCTTTACCTGATGCCGCATTGCGCCAATCATTTTAATAGCCAGAAATAGAGTCGTTGAAAGGGTCTGTGCTGAAATTAAGCACCTTGAATGGGTCTAACAGATATCTGATTTGGGGCGGTATAGATACTTGCGTTGCCCTAGACGCCCCCATCTGGTCGCCTCTGTTTTCATACATGAATGTAATATGTTGGAATAGCCCCTGTATAATCGCCTCTGGCACACTAGACCGCGTTGTCCCATAGCCAGACACATAAGTGACCTCAATCGCGTTCCCCACCCTGAGTGCTGTAGGCCATGTTTCGCCATTGCGTAAAATAATCCGCGCTGGCTCTCTCTGGTTGTCCAGATAGTATTTGGATGATGATAATGTGGTTTCGGTATCGGCATCATCAAAGGTTTTTACATGGGTAACTGATACAACAGGTGGCCTTGGGAGTTGTAGGTATCGCCGCCGAATGGTCATATCGGGGCCAATTCTCATGCCTTCAAATAATGGCTGATCTACCTCATCAATATAATCTACGCTAAATTTAAGGGTTCTATTAAGCAGACTCCGCCCAAGATAGTTTTCTACAAACAACCTAGACGATTTTATCATGTTGGTGATTTCAGTAGTATCCACCCCATCGTCTATCCGCGCGTAACTGCGCACATTATCTGCGCTAATCGGCTCTTCGGAAACATCTGCAACAATAGTGATGCCAGCCATTATTTTTTAGCTTTCTTGGCTTTAGTCTCTTTCGGCTTTACTACTTTTGCTTCCTGCGCAAATCCAGCTTCTACTAGTTGGTCTGCGATTTTTTTCTGCCAAGGAAGGGTGGTATCAACTTCATCCCCGACCTCATAATAACGGGTGGTAGCGCCAAACTCGTCCGCCGCCGCTTCGCATCGAATAATTATTTTAATCATATTGCACCTGTTGGGGCGGTGCTGAAGGACACCGCCCCTTTTGGGAGATTATGCGTTATGTGGTGTAAACGCATTATCTGAACTGTGCCTTGCATGCCCACGCACCACCATCGCGCCTATAGGCGTTCCGTTGCTGTGTGAGCCAGTTTTTGCAAGAACCACGCGGATGTACCGCTTTCCGCCCACATAGCCGACACGGAAAATGCCGCCTGTGGAGTCTGGGTCTCCCCCCGCAGTTCCATCCAATTTCAGGAAAATGCCCCCTGACGCGATTGTACCATCAATGATACCCGCCTGAGCTACATCGGTGTAAGTTGCGTCATCATCGGATTCTTCAAGTGATACCTCGAAAAATACAGACCCAGAAAGCGTATCACCCTCTGCACCTACATCTACGAGCACTGTTGCACTTTCATAACCCTTAAGGTCAACACCTGTACCATTCACGGCGGCTGTACGCACAGCGGCGGCAATTGATACGGCTGGATTAATAGAATTTGATAAATCGTACATATCTACTCCTATGCGCTAATGGTTTGTGTGCGGATTGCTTCTGCCAGCACTACCTGACCGCCAACACGCTTACGAGCGTAATAGCGAACATTGCCGCTCGTGGCTTGCGTAAATGGGTCACGAAGCACTGCCAAACCAACTCGATCAACAATCATGTAACCACGGCTGAAATCGCCAAATGCAATCGGCTTTGCCGAACCTGCCACGTTAGGCATGTCTGGCATCTCTACATACGGGAAACCAAGGATAGTGTTTGGCACACCGCCTGTCAGCATCATGCCAGCTTGGAATACAAACTGACCCGCGCTGTCTTGGAGTTTACGAATTGCGGCAAGTGTCGTGCGGTTAAACACGAATGTTGCGTTATTCGTATAGTCCGATTTGATTGCATGAACGAGGTCAAGCAAGCCATTAGCCGTTACTGCCGTGCCGCTACCTGAGTTTGTAGTGCCGACATCACCATTAATTGTAATGCCCTCTGGTGCGCCAACACCTGTACCAGTGATGAATTTCTCGCCCTCGGCTTTGGCAAACTGCGTTGCGAACTCTTGTTGCATTTCTGCTTCAAGATTGAATACGCTGTCTTCCAACAGTGCTTCCGAAATATCCACCAGAGCATACATTTCATGCGTTGGGATTTCTTCCTGTTGCGTAGTGTAGCCTGTTGTTTCGGAGCGTGTACCTTGCTCTGCAACAAACACGGCAGAGAAAGTGGCAGTACGCGAAGGCATTTGCACCGATTTCTGAGTTGTCGGACGAACACGTGCAATAGACCGCAACGGAGAAATTTCGGTTACAGTTTTGATCAGTTCGTTGACATATTCGGGCGGAGCAAGAAACCCTGCCGCAGTGTTATCGCCAACAGTGAGAGATTTTTTCTCATCTGGAGAAAGCTCACTCTCGCCTTTACGCAAGTATGCATCAAACGCTTTGACTGCCGTGTCCACTGTTGCCGTTTCTACGGCGGCATCGGGACGTTTCAGCATGGTTTCAAAGCGGTCTAGCTTCTCGTTGAGTTGCTTGTACTCTTGCTCTTGCAGAGTCAGCTTTTGGTTAAAATCTTCCAACTTATCAAGGTCGCCCTCAATGTTTTCCAATTTTGTTTCGGTTAATGGGTCAGCGTGACCTTTTGATTCGATCTCCGTCAAACGAGTTTCCATCGTTGACTTAAACTCCTCAAAAGTACGTCCCATTTCCTCCACATAGTTTTTGACTTCTTCTGTCATTTTCTATCCTTCCAGAATGGTGGTTACCTGCCTAATGGCATTTATTAAGTCAGCTTGAGACTCGTCATCCCGACAAGCTAAAGCGTCAGATACGGCTTTTGCCGCTATCTTTGCATCTGAGCGTGATAGGTCACCTTCATCCCGAAAGAACCCTTCCCACTCCCTTATCGTGCGACTATCCGATTTAACCGCAGATATCGTTGCTTGCGGGTTCATAGGAAAAGTCACAGCCGATATTTCCATAAGGTCTACTTCTTTAAGGCGGCGTCTTTTGCCGCCATTGTCATATTCGTAGCCTTTGCTATCAACCTTATACCCGATTGATAGCCCGTCAATCGCACCCATCTTCATCAACTCAAAAACTTCGCGGCCTTTCTGGGTGCCCAGAGCCAGACGACCTTTGACATACAGACCTTTTTCGTCTTCTTTTATTCTGTCAAAAACCCCAATGGGTTGTTTTGTGTCGTGCTGGTATAACAACTTTACACCTTTAGCTCCGCGCCTTCTCAGTGACCTTTTGAATGCCCCCATATCGACAACATCGTTTCCAAGGTCTTTGTTTCCAAAGATTGAGGCATAGCCCTCGAACTCGCCTTTGTCCTCATCTTCATCGTCACCATATGCTTTGATTTCTGCAATCGTATCAAGATAGTTTGTCTCGTGCTCGTCAGTCATGCGCGTTTTCACCTGTGTTCTGCAAACTGCCGCCCTCTGGCGAACATCTGGATATTCATTTTTCATGATCGCACTGCCCATGCAACGCCCCATAAATTGCTCTGTGCTCTCACCATATCTAGGTTTGGGTATAGGCATAATATTTTGACTATATCTAGTATCAAAAAAAAATCAAATAAATTGATATTTCTTGGGGGAATATGCTTGACGTTTCTTATACGAACACCTATATTTAGATTATCGGAACACAGACAAAGGGGATTTTCGATGCTTAAATTGAAGAAAACATCAGGAGCAAGCTGGGCTGGAAATGGATTTGGTACAAATGCCGCCGATTGGGTGGTTGCCGACCATGAGCATATTGCAGTTAAAAAATTTGCAGGAATATGGGTTGCCGCAGATTCGAGCCGAACCAAAAAAGTAGGCCACCTTGATGTGCCTGTCAGAATTGCTACCGCATACACCCGTGCAGACCTGTTGAAAATTCTGACAATCAAGCTGGCGGCGTAAGCCGCCCGAAAGGGGAACCGAAATGACCAACCTACTTTTAACTGATGAAACCCTGCGCGAAGCCCAGCAAGAAGTGGAACGCACCACTGGCCGCATCGCTATCTATAGCTTGCGCATCGAGGCTGACAATACTGACCGCCCAGCTTTGATTAGCCAGACTGGCTCATTCAATCTAGCCGATGTGATCGTTGATGCTGGAAGCAATGATGAGTTTAGCGAAAATTTTGAAAGCAATTGGGATTATCGCCATCGCGCAGAACGGATTGCCGCAAACTGGATAACAAAACATGGAGCCAAATCCGTGAAGCTTTATCAAATCGGGCGCGGACAACCCAAAAAACTCGTCCACACTTACACCCGCACACTAGAAGAGGGGGCGGCGTAAGCCGCCTCCGTATGGAGATAAGAAATGAAAGACTGGTTATTGGATATTGTAACCGCCATCTGGCTAACAGTGCTGATGGCTGAGTTTGCCTTTATTATGTTTGTGATGGTGGGCGCATGACTGGCATTATGTGCTTTCTTGCAATGCAGGGCGTGACGATGGCCTACATGGACGGGCGGTCTGGCGTCTTAGTGCGGCGTTGCACCTATACCTGTGAGGACAAATCATACAAAGCCCATCAAATCTATGAGGAGGATTACTGCCCTCGCGTGATACCCAAAGGCACAAGGTCTTTATATTATTACATCAAATGATTTCAAGGAGATAAAATCATGCAATCCCCGTCTCAAAAAAGAATTTTATACGTCCATTTCGACAAATCACCTATGGGATACAATGTATTCCATGAAGGCCGAAAACACCCTGTAGGCTATCTCAAAACTGCTGGCGGCTATGGCTCTGACCGCTTCTTTGTAATTCACAATCGCCTATCTGCCGCCGAGCAGTCTAAGTCTTACACCCTTGATGACGCAAAAAGGTTTATAACCGCCTTGATAAATGGTCGGTGCTAATAAACGTATCCTCTGGTTTCTGGGTCTACTTCCTCATAGGGTTTGCCCGTGCTAATCGCCTCTACAATCGGCATGAATGGAAACCCTGATATGAAATTCTCGCCCCAGATGACAGGCTCTACTCCAAACACCTGTTTATGTAGTTCTGTCAATTCTTCGGCTGTGGTTGCTGACTCCAGAGCCAGCTTGATTTCTTCATCAGACACTTATGCCCTCCTTTATAATTAGCTCCACAAGTTTTGTTACGTTTGGGAACAGCCGTCTCGCCGTCTCCATTGCTTTTGGGTTATTTTGAATAGCGAAAATATTGGCGAAAATCTCCGTTTCCCTACTCCCCCTTCGCTTGTAGTATTTTACGCCATGCCCCCATCCGCCCAGTTTATAGATTCTGCCGCGAAATATCGCATCCCCCACATCACTCAACTGCTCGGCTGTTTCAAACTTTGCTACCTTGGCCTCATAAGTGTGAGTAGCTCCCTTAAATCTTCCTCTTTTCACAGTTTCAGTGACGTTTTTTACTTCAAATAACTCATCCATTACGCCCTTTTCGTCCAAGCCCAACTCTTTCAAATGCTCGAAATCGTCATTGATAGCCGTTCTAAAGGTGTCGGTGTTTGACCTTGCTTTGACAGGACTTCCCAAGCTGTAATCAATATGATGCCCATACTCGTGAAGCAGAACGCTTTTTGCCGTATGCCGCGTCCCAGAAACAAGCTCATCTGTCACAGGTGTCGATACAATTCTTGTTACAGATTGGTACCAGCCCTTGCCCCTTTTTATCTGCCTTGGTTTATCTAGCTTATCGACAAGCACAGCCGTTTCGGGTGTAAGGCCAGCGTTAAACTGCTCCTCTAAATTCTCTTTGTTCTTCTTGGATATGCGCCCGACAAATAGCTCTGTAATTCCTATTCTGGGTTTCGTCTGCGGTTGCGGCTTGGCGGTTTCTGGCGTTACCTGTCCTGTATCGTCATCAAACACCACATCTTCTTCCTCGAAATAAACGATGACACACCGACAATTAATCACGTTGGCTGGGCCGCCCCTCGGATCGCCAGCGTAGCCCATTTTGTAATTAGCCCCCTTATACGGCACGATGAAATCCTCATCCATGCCGACCTCTGTGCCATTCATTTCCCTGTGATGTTGACGGGTGCGGTCATCATTCGTGCTCACCCATCGCTTTTTAAGCTGTACACCCGACTCTTGAGCTACCGCATGATTGGCATAGGAGGCCGCTGAGTGCGTTTCTGTCCTCGCTATGGTGATTGCCCTACGCCGCCCCATAGAGCCTCCCACGCGCTCTCTAATACGCCCTGCAATGGCTCTTGGCCCCAAGTCCTCCTCTACGCCCTTGCGTATTGCCTCCCTGATGGCGTTTATCGTGGTGGA